CTTTTTTCTTTTTGTGCCGGCCCTCCGTATGATCCCAGCTGGGGTTGGTGTCAAAGTGTGGGAGCCACACCTTACTGAAGGTGGTTCCGTGCTTGCGGACGTACTGCAAGCTGCCCTCGTCGACAATATGTTGGTACATGCAGCTCATGGCCGCAGACCAATGCCCGAAGTGGACAAGGTACTCGCCTTCGGCGTCGCCTGTGGCGATACAGATTGCGTAGACGCCTGACCCGAAGAGGTCGAAGATCGTGAACCTCTGTCCCCACCCTCCGAACTCAAGGCTTAGCTGGTCACAGTTGAAGAACCAGAAGGATAGGTCACCCTCGTACAAGGAGTAGCTTGCATCAGTGTACACACCAGCGAACTGGCGGTTGAGGAACCGGATGATTGCGTTCGCCGATGCGGGTTCCTCCGCAATGCGGGTAACGAACGGGCGGACAGTTTGCTCGGAGAGGTCTTCCTTATCCTCGTTGTCCTGAAGCTCTGTTATCAAAACGTCGACGTCTTTAATACGGACGTCAAGCTGGCGGGCGTAAGAGTAACAATACTCCTCGCGCTCCTCCGCACCTGCTACACAGTCCGGGAAGGTCGGGAATGCTCTGTATGCGGACTGGACCCATTCATAGGCGTCGTCGCCAAGAACGTCCTTCAAGATGGACAGGGTGTCGATCGTCAAGGTGCCGTTGTCCCGCAGTGTTTTCAGGGACTTGTCGACCTGCTCGTCGGCGTCTCTTTTACCGTTTACCTGAGCGATGAGCAGACGCTCAGGTGTGGAATACTTTGCGGATGGGAGGATGTTATTAGCTAACATGGTATTTTCTTTCTGTAGTTGTGCCACTGCATATAGAATGCGTCCCTAACAACCTGCTGTGGCGTAAGGGTTGAGGGCGCTCGTTAAAAGGTTCACACTGCACAGGTCTGCGACGGACTTACTCGTCTCACTGTGCAGTGCTTCGACCTTGCGGTCAGGGATTTCGCCCTAGTAATTCAACAGTGCGGGGTTAACCTACACCTCGGCTTACCAAGCCCAGTTTACCCCCACTACAGGGGCTTCTCTTCATCGGGTGTGTCCGACTAGCAGGTTGTTAGCCTGCACGAAAGGGGGCCATCCCGACCCACGTCATCGTGTTATGACCCCACCATTGGGGTCGAGGCGGACCTCCGTCCCTTTCGGGTACGGGGTGCCTGCGATTCGGACCGTCGTCCTCAGTACGAGGTATCGGTCGGCCCGAAGAACAACACACAGGTTGCCCCGTGCATCGTTCTGCGTGTGGTGTCCACGGGTCGTGTACTCGTGGACACTTGTTAGGGGGATCAGGACCATGGATTGAAGGTCCTGAGCATCTCAGCCCCTTGCGGGGTGAGGGGTTGGAGGGATTGGGACTCGACGTCCCATTTGATCTGGGTTTCCAGCCACGCTTTGAACGTGGGGAAACCCTTGCATTGCGCACCTTCAAAGGTGCGGAGGACCTCCACCACAATGTGGGGGAGGTCCTCGAATACTGGGGCAGCGTGAGGCTGCCCGATTGGATTATTATTGTTACTCATGGGAAATTCAAAGACCCGTCAGGGAATAATTCGACCTGACGGGTCTATAAGGATACGTTTCACAACTCGCTGGCGTGGGTGTACCATACCTTGCCAGATCAAGTGGCACCTAATGCTTGTGCCTGTTTAACGTCACCAGCTTACGAGGACAGGGATGAGGTGTAGGAAGTACAATAGCTTTCCTACCTGCCGTGCGGCTGACGTGGCTGGCTTTTGTTTACACGCAGTGCCAGTGTGTTAACTTCTTCTGCGGGGTTGGACCCTTTACCTAGGGAATGGACGACCTTTCCATTTCCACACCGTGTGGCATATACGACGTGTAAGTTAACATCGTACTTGGTGTGGCAGCACACAAACAGAACCATTATATTTGTGTGTACATAAACCTCTACAGTTTACCTGCTACGAGGTCTATTCGCCTGCACCCTACGTGTCCTCCTTTGGGCAAAGGAGAGTTTCATTCTGCTGGTATGATTACTTTTCCAGCTTGCCGTTTCTGTACCGCTTTGCGGATAACTTGGGCATTAGTGGTGCAACCCGTTCTCAGGTTATGGCAACTTGGAAGGTTACGGATCCAACCCAGCTCCATACTACCACGTAACGGAGCTGAAATTGGGCGGGCCTATATGCTTTTTTGCAAAGGGTACTAGCCTTGCATATAGAATTTTAGCCTTCGACCTAGTTGACAAAGTGCCTTCGACGGACTCCTACGGGTATAGGAGTTCCACCAATTTCGCTTAACGGGTCGGACTAGGCTCGACTCCCGCTACGGAGTTGTCTGGACACAGTTGTGTCATTGGTAGCATATGCTAGACGTACTCCCATTAAGCAAATTTCCCCCAGCATTGCAACTTCGCTGGTTCGACCTTTCGGTCTTCACTTCATTTGACAGGAAATTTTTTCGATGCAGTTTCCACCATAGGCATAGCTCACCATACGGCAATACGGAGACTGCATACATACCGACTCGTTTCTGGGAGCAACCTTGTCTTACACACTTTTCAGGTGTACCATTCAGGTCTTGTCGACACTCTGTCCGTATGGTTTGCTGGTTACAGATTGCGACATTGCAATCGTTACAGCGGTCTGGGTAGACCCCACGTAGGCACTGGCGTCCTACTCCCATTATCGTAACGTGACTGCCCGTTTGGGTTCGTCGGGAGATCGTAACGTGATCTCACACTACATAAGGGGTCTCATGGGAGGTCAACGGAGTTGACTTGTCCTCGACTCTTGTCTACCGCTAGGTCTGGCAACGGGGCGAGAGCCTAGCTCGACTGGCGTGGCTTGGTGACCGACTTTTCAGTTTCTGACAACGTGGCTAGAAACATACTCAGATTGCCAAGTCGGTATCCCCTCAATATGGGAATGAAATTGATATTGGATTTTTTCGATATATATATATATATATTTAGTAGGTTAACACTTTTCCGAAAGGTCGGTCTAGCGGAGCGGAATGCTCCGCTAGACGTTTGACAACTTACTTACTGTCTATTTTTCGTGTACCTTGGAGTGTGACTTGTCGGAGAAGACGTAAGTTACCTTGGTTCGGTGATCCATAGCTTTCGCCATTTCCTTAGCTTGGCCGTCATCGAGCAAATTGCCGATTGCGTTGCAAGCCTTGGAGCGGAGCCTGTCTTTCTTCTCAGGTTTGGTTGTGTTTTCGATTGCTCGAACCCACTGACCTAAGCCTTGTCCAGCTTGACCTACGTGATAGAGTTGGAACCCCACTTCGTCACCTTGGCGACCCGTGATCACGGCCGTGAAGCCCGTCAGATTCAGGTTAAGTCCGCTTCGGTGAGCCAATTCCTTGGCTAGATCTATGTCAGAGAAGTCTGACAAGGTCACTTCGTTGGTACTTTCGGTGTTATTGGTTTCAGTTTCTTCGATTTCGGTTGTGGTTTCAGTTTCCATTTTCCTTGGATTTTTAGGTTTGAGTGATAGGTAACACGTCACACCATTGCAAGGTGTTAGCCTATCGGTAAAAATATGGGGGAAAAGTAAAACCTACTATAAAAAGCCTTTCGTTAAATGGTTACTGGTATGGTGTGAGAAAAATTCTATCTGAGATCCGACCGACCGACCCGACCCGAAAGTGGGCTAGGTCGACCGACCGAAAAAAAAACCTAGCCGAAGACGTTAGCAAATGTGATTTTGCTAACAAGCTAGGGGGTAGGGCAGGGGGCAGGGTGGGAAACGAACTTTGCTTTTCTTGAATATATTTACTGCCAAAAAGAGACTCGGTCCAACCCGAAAAGCTAATCCGGAATCCTTCACGAAAACCCCTCGCACGTAAACGGATTTTTATATTATAGAAAAACAACCATATATACGAGGCAGGATAATATAAAGGGGGGATAGTAGGGGACCCCTACCGTGCCTCAATCCCTGTGGTAGAGTGGGCTGGCAGCCAAAAAAAAGCCAAAATGGTAGGGGTGGGGATCCCTTTAAAACCCCTCTCTCTATAGTACCTCTTATATTATACAATTATTATCTCTTTTTCTCTATATATTATTTTTTCGAAAGATCACTATCGTATGTGACAAACATCTCCTACATCTCCCACTCATTGCCTCTCAGCCCGCTTGCTTACAGGGATTGCTCAAGGGTGGGATAGCCAAAAAACACCCCTACCATCCCCTACCATCCCCTACCCAACTCACAATAGAGGGATTTGTTTAATGTGTTTGTTCGTCTATTTACACAAATCCCTCTATTGTCCCTCACAATATACGAATTTAGCTAATATAAGCCTTCCCGATCTGGAGGCCGATTTTCAAAAAAACAGGAAATTTAAAAAAAGTATTGACAGGTTTCGTATATTATACCAATTTGATGCCACAACCTATGAAAAATACACCTAAAAAATTCATTGCTGGTGAAAAAGTCGCCACCCCCTTGGGCTATTGTTACGTCGTTTCCGATGTCGGGGATGGCTATGTTGTGAGTACGAAGAAGGCTGCGGGTAGCGGGGTGAACCGTGAGTTACCTTATAGCGATGTAAAATCTTACCTGACCCGTCCTTTTTATCACGGTGAGAAGATTATCGCTCCCGGAGGCCCCGCTTATATAATAGACGTGCTGCACCCGAAGCAGGTCTTCTCCACTTCCCTTTACCAGCTTACCCGTAAGCAGACAGGGTTGCCCAAACCTTTCAAAGCGTTGGGGGAGTACACTTCATGCAGAACCTACAGCTATCTGGTGTGGAGCCCCGAGAATCCTCTGTTCGTGATGTGGTACGGCCAGTGGCAGCTCCGCAGCTACTCTGGAGACCTCCAGCCTCTGGATAGTATGTTCAGCAAGTTCTTTGATTTGGTCCAGCCTGAGACTGAAACCGAAGCCCCTGAAGAAATCACCCCAACTGCACCGACCGAACCCGAAGAAGACGATGAGCCGGACAACCTGAACGACCTCAACGTCCCTGGTCTCAGTGAAGGAAGACCCGTTCTTTAAGCCAAACCCTCAACCAACACCTATGAGTAAAGAGAAACACCTCTATAAGTGCCCCTCCTGCGGACACACCAACTTCCACGCCTTCCCTTGTCTGGGAACCGTTGCCTTCCAGTGTGCAAGCTGCAAGCAGATTTCGACACATGGGCAGCTTAGGGGCGGAGACACTTCCGGCCTTGACCCTGATGACGCAACCCACAGGGACAAATACAACAACTTCTGGAAGCTTTCAGGTAGCCGTTGGAAACACTGGACAGTCTCCGGCTGGGAGTATGACCCCCACCACACACCTTCCGAGGCAACCCCTATCGAAAAATAATGGCACGTTGGGAGATAGGACACTTCGTCAAGTCCAAGAACAAAAAGCAACCTGACCCGAAGGAGATCATTGAGATCACTTGGAAAGGCCAGCTTCCGTCAAAGGATTACCCCTTTCGCCAAGGCAAGGGGTACTCGAAGGAGACTATCCCCGACCCCGGCTTCACCCGTGTGGTTGTCCGTAATGTCAACAACGGAACCTACTCATGGCCACGGGCAAAGGACCTCTTCTACCTTGGAGACTCCCCCGACAATGAACCGATTAAATTACCGAAAGAAAAAACCCCTGTCCTTGTGAATATCGCGAAACGGGATGCACTGATCCTGCTTGTAGAGGATCTGTTCACCCTGTTCTCCCTCTCCCACATTGACCAGTACCACCAAAGCGAAATCAACGAAACCCTTGCCCCTTACAAAGAGCGGCTGGAAAAATTAAAAGAATGAAGAAACTGGACCAGCTTGTTATCAGCACACCACGCAGGGAAAAGAAAGGTGGCCAGCAGGTAGGCTGCACCGACTCCGGTGTCGTGGTAGAACTCCCTGGCTTTATCAAAATCGAATGCCGTATCCACCGTGCCCAGATCAAGAATACCAGACTCGCAAGAGATTTAATTGAACTGGCAGTGGACGACCTTAAACACAACAAATGATTAAACCCTATACATGGCAGCAACCCGCTGTTGACCACCATGTCCGGTTCCTGAACGATCCCGGATGCAGGTTCCACCTGAACTGCTCCCATGCAGGTCGGGGGAAGACTGTGCAGGTTGCCGCAGCGATTGCCCGGACAGGTCACGACGTATTCGTGGTCTGCCCTGCTTCAGTCACAACGGAGTGGAGGGTTACCCTTGAGGCGTGCGGGGTACGCCCAATCAACATTATCGGGGTGCATTCCTACGGGGAGATTACCTACCGCCCCTCGTTGAAAAAGAAACGCCCTGTCCTGCCTTATGGAAGATGGCTTCGGAAAGATTTTATCTGGAACCTGCCTAAAGGTACAGTCGTGGTATTTGATGAAGTCCACCAGTGTGCTTCCCCTGACCACACAACCCGTACCCCCTATATCCTGAAAGGGGTTGGGGATAACCCTGACCTTCAGGCAGTTGGGTTGTCTGCTACCTATGCGGACTCCCCTTTGCAAATGAAAGCGATCGGGTACGCCCTCGGTCTGCACAACTGGAACAACTTCAAACTCTGGGCGTACCAGTTCGGAGTCATCGAAGGCACGTTCGGTGGAATGTTCTTCGGAAAGAAGTTCTCTAAAAACGGACAGGAGTTTATGGTGGAGCATGAGGATGCGACCCCGTTCCTGAAAAAGATGATGGAACCCGTTGCAAAGCGGATTACGTCTGTTGATTTCCCTCCCGAGTTTCCCCGACAGCAGGTACAGACAGTATCCGTTGACGTGAAAAAATCTTCCGCTTTGGACAATGCGTACCTGAAGACCCTTAAACAGATTAAGGAAGCAGACCGTCCGCTGCCGATCACCGCTCTCTTACGCTCCCGTCAGGAATCTGAATACCTGAAAGTACCTGTCTTTGTTGAGATGACAAAGGATGCCCTCCGTGAAGGCAGGTCCGTGGTAGCGTTCTTCAACTTTCAGGCATCCCTCCAAGAGTATGTTAACAAACTTAAAAAACAAAGTCCCGGCATCTTTGACGGATCTTCAAACAAAGACAGGGATGCGTTCCAGAATAACGAGATCCGCATCCTTGCGGTCACGATGTCAGCGGGCGGGCAGTCCATCAATCTACACGACACCGATGGGCAGTACCCTCGTACTGCACTCATATCCCCATCCTACTCCGCCAGGGAACTTATCCAAGCCCTCGGCAGGACATTTCGTGCAAATCAAAAATCCGTCTCGCTCGCCAAGATCATCTTTGCGGCCAAGACTGTCGAGTCCCAAGTGCGGTCGAAGGTCGAGGCGAAAGTTGCTAGGATTAACACGCTTACGGATGCAGATCTCCTCACTGAAGGAGAAAGAGGATGCAATCTTGCACCCGTACCAGATGAGCTTCTTGGACCTCAAACCGAACAACCCTTTCAAGAACCTACCAGCATGAACTTAAAACAAGCCATCGCAACACCGACACCAGCGTCCCACATGCCTTTGCAGGATATGATCACCGTAGCTGCCCAGACCCAGCACAGTGACCGTGGACACTCCAGACACTCACCCTCGTCTTTGAAACCAAAGGCGATATGTCCCGGCTATCAGGCCGACAACTCAGGACCACCGCACCCTATTACGGTTCAGGGGACTAAGCTCCATGAAGTATTGGACGGCGCGAACCATGAAACCGATGAGGAAGAGAACGGAATGCTGGAGGACTGCCGTGCGATTGAGCAGGTCGAGTTCAACGAGCTCGTAAAAAGTAATCCCGGACAGGACCCCACCACCCTCATCGAGCCGGAGGTTACTATTCTCAAAGGTCACCCGTTCCAACAAAGCGGACACGTTGACCGTTTGCTGATCGCAGGTACTGAGGCGACAATCATTGACTGGAAATTTGGATATACAAAAGTAGATCCGGCCAAGACGAATTGGCAGGGGAAGGGATACACTGTCGGGGTATTTGAAACCTACCCCCACACTGATACCGTCAAGGTTGTCTTTGTCCAGCCACGCAGGGATTACCTGACTGAGCATGTCTTTCATCGCAGGGATCTTCCGACCTTACAGAAAGAGATCATTGACGTGATCACTGAAGCGGAGAAACCGGACGACCAGAAGAAATTCAACCCTGACGCGAAGAACTGTAAGTACTGTGCCCGTAATAAACCGGGCGGTTGCCCTGCGTTGGATGGCCCTGTCACCAACCATATTAAGAAGGTCGACACCAGTGCTGCGGTCAATGGAGGGGTATCCATCTTTGAAGACCTTGATTTTACCAAGATGGGAGATCCTGACATGATGGGGCAGATTATGGACGCCACCAGTCTTTTGGACGAGTGGTGCAAGAATGCGAAGAAGACCGTCCATGACTGGGTGAAGTCGACAGGGAAAGCTCCCCGTGGGTACACCCCCTACACCCGTAAAGGGAGCCGCTCTATCCCGGACGTGGTGATGGCTGTATCGGTCATGCCCCACGGTGTAGAGATGAACGACATCCTCGACTGCTGCACTGTCAGCGTCCCCAAACTTGAAAAACTATTTTGCAAACATTCATTAAGCAAGTCTGCCAAGAAGGACTTTGAAGTCCTTCTGGAAGACCAGGATAATCTTACCCGTGGTATGGAGACGACTGTTCTCCGTCAGGGTTAACTAACAACACAGCTAAACACCAATAATATCATGAGCCTTAGAGCCAAAATACAAGCCGCCCAAGCCGGAAACGCAGCTGCACCAGCAGCTACCCAACCTGTTGCAGCCGCTCCCGTAGCCGCAGCACCGGCCCAACCAGCACCCGCAGCTGCTCCAGTAGCAGCCGCCCCAGCCGCTCCAGCCGCACCTGTTGCCACTGCTGAGACGATAAATGTTAACGGGGAAGTGATCCCAGTGCAGGCTGAAGTAGTACAGGAGGCTGCCCCAGCCCCCACGCCACAAGCCGCTCCCGCCCCGGCAGCGGCTCCAGCACCTGCTCCTGCTCCAGCACCAGCACCAGCTCCGGCAGCAGCCCCAACGCCAGCACCCGCCCCTAGTCCAGCGGCAGCCCAACCCCCTGCAACTGTGACCCCACAGATGCCAGCGATCCCAATGGAACGCCCTGCCGGACTGGAAGGTGAGTACGATGCGGATGACTTCGACATCCCCCGCCTCAACCTTGTCAACTCAATCGGGGAACTGAAGGATGACTTCGACTTCCGGACCTTTGTCTATGACAAGAAACACCAGCTTTGTGGTGCGGGTGAACCGATCTACGTGGTTGCTTTGAACTGTCGTAAATACTGGCAGGAACAGAAAAGTTATGACGACAATATGCCAAAGACTTGGGACACCAAGGATCAGGCGATTGCAGACGGGTTCTCCGAAGGGTATGAGAAGGATGCCAACAAGTTTTCCCGTGTCGGTGACTTGAACTTCCTTGTCTCTGTCGGGGATGACCCGAACATTATCACGGATCTGAGCTTCGGTGACATCCGTTGGGTGATGGCCAAGTTTACCTGTACCCCCCGTGGTTATGGTTCCACTGTTAAAAAGGTGGTCACTGAATCCGTAAGAGGCATCCTTAAAGGTGGTCTTCATCTCGGACTCTGGGAGATGGATTCCTTCGAGGACAGCTACGGACGCACCACTTACGCAGTCCCACGCCTCAAGAATCTCAAACTCGCTGAGAACGAGATCGGGGAAGGGTTCAGCGACTGGATGCGATCCCAGGGCCTGATTGGATAAGTGGGCAACCCTACTGCCAACATTAACTTCCTGCGGGAGAAACCTAAAGCGGGGGTGGTAAAGACCTTATCACCCCCGCTCCCTCCCCGCATGTCGGCCCACGAAGAAGAGTTCTTTGAGTGGTGTAGGAACGGAGGACCACCTCCAAAAAATTTACATCAGAGACTGCTCGCATTAGAGGTGTGGGCAGTCGAGTTCGAGAAACAATATAACCTATGACCAATACAGTATATGCGATTGATTACGAGACGTTCTACAATACCCAGTACAGTCTCAAGAAGCTCTCCACCCAACGCTATGTCACCGACAAGCGTTTCGATCCTTACCTTGTGGGGATCGTCGGGTCGGATGGATTTGAATATGTAGGTCCACCGGAGCAGGCTCCGTGGGATAAGATAAGCGACGGGTTGTGGGTTTCCCACAACGTATCCTTTGATATGGCAGTCCACATGGAGCTGATTGATAAAGGGAAACTGATGCCCTATATTCCTGAAACCTGGCATTGTACGGCTGACCTGTGTGCCTATCTCCAACTCCCCCGTGCTTTGGATAAAGCGATGGAGGTAGCCTTCGACCACAAGGTTGACAAGACCGTGCGGGATGTGGAGATGAAGAACCTTGACTACCACACTTGTACCCCCGAGCAGAAACAACGCTGGCATGATTATGCCCTTGAGGACTGCCGTGCCTCCCTTCGTTTGTGGAATGGCTTCAGTAACTTCTGGCCGGAACATGAACGCCGTCTCTCAGCAGAGACTCGTGAAGCTGCGTGGTCGGGAGTACAATTAGATATGCCCGCACTGGAAGCAGCGATCACCAAGATCCAGAACGAAGTCTGGCAAGCTGAGGCAGAGATCCCTTGGGTAAAGGACGGACACAAACCCACTTCGACCAAACAGGTGAAGGAGCAGTGTGCTAAACAAGGTATACCTCCCCCTCGCAGTATGGCCAAAGACAGCGACGTTTTTGAGACCTGGCTGTTGGAATACGGCAATACCAGCCCGTGGGCTTTGGCAATGGGCCGACACCGGCAGGCAAATAAATTACTGTTGACTATGCAGGAGATGTACAACCGGGCCGATGCCGATGGGGTTATGAGGTTCTCCCTCAAATACTTTGGCGCTTCCGTTACAGGGAGGTGGTCAGGGGACCAGTCCCTTAACATGCAGAACCTGACCAAGGCAGCACGATTCGGTGTTAACCTACGCCACATGTTCAAGGCACGACCGGGTAAGAAACTCCTGATCGTTGACCTTTCACAGATTGAACCCCGTTGCCTTGCCTACCTTGCAGGGGACAGAGCCTTCCTTGATTTTGTTGCCAATGGTGCAGACTGCTATGAGGCTGCGGCCCGGTCAACAGGAAGATACACCGACCCACGTCCGTTGAAAGACGTGGACCCCAAGCTACGCCAGTTCTTTAAGGCACGGGTACTGGGGGCAGGGTACGGAGCTTCAGGGGGCAGGTACAAAGAGATCGCCAAAATAATGGCAGGGTTGGACCTGACTTCAATGGAAGCCAATCAGGAGATCAAGGAGTTCCGTCGTACCAACCCGCTTATCGCCAAGAAAGGTACAGGGCTTTGGGATCGACTGGACAAGGCGATCAAACTTTCTGCCAATGCAGATCCGAATGATTACGCCTTTACGATTCCTTCAGGTCGCGAGCTGAATTATTTTGATGTCCAGTCTGAGGGGCGTGGTGTTTCCGCAGCCCCTTGTGCTGACGGCTCAAGACGTACCCGTTTCTGGGGTTCCAAACTAACAGAGAACATTACACAGGGGATGGCCCGTGACGTATTCGGCCACGGTATTCTCCAGACTGTTGACGCAGGGATTCCTTTCCTCTGGCACGTCCACGATGAATTGATCTGCGAAGTTGACGAAGCGGATGTAAACGAAGCGTACTGGGAAGTTGTGAAGTGCCTGTCCACCACACCCGACTGGGCACCAGGACTACCTTTGGCGGCAGAAGGAGTCGCCGCAGATTGTTATGGGAATCACTAAGCCATTCCCTTGCGAATCTTCCTGCAAGGGAGCTTGCTGCAAATCTTTACCCGAAGAACCCCTCCCCGGTATGGAGGGGTTCAACCGGGGAGACGGGGTATGCAAGCACCTACAGGATGGAGCCTGTTCGATCTATGAAGATCGTCCGGTAGTGTGCCGGACAGATGTCATGTGGGAGCTTTTCTATTCCGAACACATGAGTTGGGAAGAGTACATAGATCGTGGGAAGGCTTGTTGTGAAGCTTTGAGAGATCGCTTGACAAATAAATAGCCAACCCTTTACATCCTCCTACAATGACCACTCCTCGCTTTGAAATACTCCATCCCGTACTTGGGATAGATCCTGGAAAAGATGGAGGAGCGGTATTGTTGACGCCCGGAAGAGTTCGGGTATTTCCATGGGAACCGGATTGGGAGGCACTTCTTGAGGAGGCAAGTGCCACCAATCCGGTTTGTTTTATTGAAAAGGTTTCCGCTTCCGGCCAGATGGGAGTGAAATCCGCCTTCTCTTTCGGTGGTAATTTTCATGCTTGGGGTATGGTTTTGAAGTTATTTCAGATCCCTACCGTACAGCTGATGCCTGCCGAATGGCAGAAGCCCTACAACATACCGTCAGGGCTTACCTATGCCGCCAGAAAAACTAAACTATACGAGGCGTCTTCTGTTCGTTTTAGTAAGCATACTAAGCGAATGGCAGACGCTTTCTTAATTGCAGACTACGGACACAGTATATATGAACAGTTTTTTAACGATTCCAAATCACGTCACGCCGGAGACAACCCTCGGATATCCTTGGGATTTTCCCCATAGCGGTTACCCGTCCATTCCAAAAGGGAAGTGGGCACAGAAAATTAACAGTCCTGACTTCCAGCACTGCTTCTATTCAGCAGTAGGTGGCAAAAACAGATCAATCCGAGTCAGTAAAGAGAACCCTCCGGTGGTCTCCGTGGGGCTGGTTGTGGATTACGATGGGTACAAAATGTCCATCGAAGAAGCGTTAGAGAACGCACAGAAACGGTGTAACGACAGGTATAAACCCGGTCTCCTCTCCTCAACTTTCTCAGGCTACACCCGTGCCGTGTGGTTGTTTGCGAAGCCTGTGTTGTTTACAGGGTGGGACCACTATGAAAGATTTGTCAGGAAGCTGGACAAGCACCTGAAGTTTACAGGGATGCTGCCGGGGTTTGACGAAAAGTCCCTTGACCCTTCCCTTTATTATGAGGCAGGGACGAACTGGACAGATGTACCCGGTGCAGACTTTGTCCCCGAGAGTTTACTTTACTCCGTGATGTCTGAGACGATGAACCCTGAACGGGACTTCCCAGCAGGGGTAGAGGTACCGTTCCCTGAGATCGAGAAAGAGATGGCTCGCAGGGGCTGGCTGGACCGATGGGGTAAACCTGTTGAAGAAGGTATCCGTAGTTGCAGGTTCTGGGACGATGACACCTACGACCAGGGGACTTCGAACTCCGTAGTGATGTTCAAGGGTGGGGTCTTTGACCACTCATCCCGTGTCTGTATGGGGTTTCAACCGTGGTCTGACATCTTCGGGAAAGATTTTACGGACGGGTATCTTCAGGAGACTTTCGGGGATATGATCCAGGACTTCTATTACGTTTCCGACAGGGATAAATATTACTACCGCCACACGGACGGATGGCTGGGGGTTACAGCATTAAAGGCTTTGAGTATCCTGCACCATGCCCACGGAGTCACGAACAAGAAGGATAAGGACGGGAACTCTCCGGCGGATACTTTTCTTTACAGGGTCTTTGAGGAACGCTCTGTCGTCGGGGCGGTAGCTGTCCCGAATAAGAAGGATGAGTTAATTGAGCTCCCGTCCGGGAAATACCTGAACACAGGGAGGGCAACCTGCCTCAAACCTGCGGAGGGTGGAGACGTAGGCAAGTGGCCTTTTATTTGCAGCCTGATCGAAGGTTTGTTCAGGGAGGATGTGCAGATTGACTACATCCTTGCGTGGTTGAAAAGATTTTACCAGTCCCACCTGAACCTTGAACCTTTATGGGGGCAGGCGGTCGTGCTGGCAGGAGATCATGGGGGAGGTAAATCTCTCTTCATGAACGGAGTTGTCGGAGGACTCGTTGGTGCAGGGGAGAGAGCTAAAGAGTTCCTTCGGGGAGAGACCCGTTTCTCTGCCGAGTTGGTCGCCAGCCCCCTGTGGGTGATGGACGACGAGGATGGGGAGGGTAGTTATCGCTCCCGTGCTGCGATAAGTGCCAAAGTAAAAGACGTTGTTGCTTCAGGTAGAGCCGCCTATCGACAGAAGTTTGGCTCAGAAGCCTCTGTACCTTGGCAGGGGCGGGTGATGATTGCCTGTAATCTGGACGATGACTCGCTCCGTGCAGTACTTCCGAACATCGAGCATGAAGCGGTGCGGGATAAACTCCTTGCTTTCCGTACCTACAGCGACATGCAGTTCCCCAATTCGGATCAGGGGTGGATTATGAGGACTCTTGAGACTGAGCTTCCCCACTTTGCCAAGTTCCTTTTGGACTACCAGCCCGACCCTACTGTAACGGTGCAGACCCGGTTCGGGGTGAAAACATTCGTCCACCCCGAGTTGGACTCTCATTCACAGGATATTTCCCCTAAAGCTGTACTTGCTGAGGTGATAGCAGCTTTCTGGGCGATCCTCCAAACACAGCAACAAACTTCCTGGATTGGCACCTGTACCCAGCTTGTTGAAGCTTTGAAGAGTAACGAGCTGGCAGACGCGTTAGACAGGAACCTCAGCAGTGTTGTTTTGGGCAGGTACCTCTCCGGGTTTGAGCCTGACCCTGTCCTCGGGTTCCAGCTCCATAAGTGGAAAGCTAATGGCTTGACACGTTACGAATTAAAGAAAGTATAGGTTAACGCAGCTCGCTAGGCTCATAAACCGTATCCACCTATGAAGAAAAAAGCAAAGCCTAAAAAGGACGCATGTTACCATAAGGTAAAGCGTAGCTATGAGATATTCCCGAGTGCGTATGCTAGTGGTGCGATCGCGAAATGCCGGAAGAAGAAAGCGGGGAAGAAGAAGTGATATGGCAGTTCGTAAAGGCAAAGCCGGGGCAGACCTTAAACGGTGGTTCAAAGAGAAGTGGACGGATCAAAATGGTAACGCTTGCGGGTCCAAAAAAACTAAAGGCGTTAAAAAATGCCGTCCCAGTAAAAGAGTTTCTAAATCAACTCCCAAGACCTGGAAACAGGTTGGCAAAAAGAAAAAGGCACTCGTGGCTGAAAAGCGTAGAGTAGGCATGGGTCGCAGAACAAAAAAGGCATAATTAGAAATGAGCAAGAAAGACCCAAGACTAGCGAGGGCAGGCGTGTCAGGTTTCAATAAACCTAAAAGAACTCCTAACCACCCCAAGAAATCACACATAGTCGTTGCCAAAGAAGGTGATAAGATAAAAACTATTAGGTTTGGTGAAAAAGGAGCTAAAACTGCTGGTAAGCCTAAAGCAGGTGAGTCGGCACGAATGAAAGCAAAAAGAAAATCATTCAAAGCCAGACATGCCAAGAACATTGCAAAAGGGAAAATGTCAGCAGCATATTGGGCTGACAAGGTCAAATGGTAGGTTAACATGCCACACAAAAAACACTTTAATTGGCCAACACAATGGCCGCTTAATCAAAAGGAATAATAATAATATCATGCCATACGGAAAAGGAACTTACGGATCGAAGGTTGGAAGACCTTCCAACAAAGCCAAAGCAATGGGGCGGAAGAAAATGAGTCCAGCACAGAAGAAAATGATGATGAAGAAGAAAAAGTGAGTAACGGGGGTGGGGTGAAGATTGGAAGTCCTGCGAAGGCCGCTCCCCCGCCTTGAGACGGGAGCGCAGGTTTTTTTTTTCGCAGGAGGTCGGGAGTTCAAATCCCTACCTGCTACCAACAACCAACCTATGCCTAAAGCAGCTCCACAACCGGAGGACTGGCTTCCTCCCATGTACCCCCAGCAAGTCGAAGCCTTCTTCGACGATCGGAAGTATTTGCTTTTGTACGGGGGGCGGGCCTCAGGGAAATCTTTCGTAGCCCTGCATAAATGTGTAAAACATACCTATGAACACCGTGACGCCTTGGTGATGGTTTGTACCCTGACCCGTGCAGGTAGTACCGCAGGGGGTGCGTGGGAAGATCTTTTAAGTTTGGCGGAGGATCATAACGGGAACCCTGCCGGGATTTTGGAAATCTGGGCGAAGGGGATCGGCCTTCAGTACACGGATGAGTACGGGGATAAGGCCGGTAATAAATACATTGATATCCGTACACAGGACGGTGGCGTCTCCAGGATTATGCAGATGTCTTTGCCTGCTGCCTCGGTCGTTACCAACCGGATTAAAACTTTCAAACCCTCGATGTTTCTTTTCGAGGAGCTTACCAACACCAGTGACTCGGCTTACTTCTACAAAGTTATCCAGCAGTTGGGTCGTCGGCGTGGGGTTCCTGAAAAGTACCAGCAGTTTATCGCCACTTGTAACCCTGCGGATGAAGGGAAGGAACACTGGGTATATAAAGCTTTCGTAGAGAATGATGACGGGCCGATCACAGACCCCCGGTATTCGGTACGGGTTCTTAACCCGGCGACAAACCCCTTCATGGAGAACAAGGAGGAGTACCTGAAGTCTGTGGAACAGGAGTCGAACCTCGACCCCACTGCCTATGACAGGCTCATCCTTGGGAAGTGGGTGGCTCGGGTTATCGGGCTGGGTATGTTCGAAGGGTTCTATGATCCCGAGGTTCATTTGAAAGGAGAGATCGGGAAGTCCGGGATGAAGATCCTGCCTTTTGAGAAGGATGGGTCCCCCTGCCCTATTGTTGTAGGGTACGACCCCGGTGACGTAAATTGTGCCAGGGTATTTATGCAACGCCACCAGCTTGGGGAGAAGAGGCTGTATCGGTACCTGGATGACCATGTCCGTATCAAACAGCGGGTATCCCTTGAGCAGAAGGTACGGGACGTGCTGGATAAGATGGTGCAGTTTAACAGGCAGACTGGTGTTAACCTTACCTACGTCCATGTCGGGGACTCTCAGGGCTGGGAACAATATAATGACCAGGGGGACTTGGCCTATAAACGGATGTTGGAGATCTCCCGCTACCTGATTGACAGACCTGGTCCGAGTAACCCGTACAAGGGCCTGACCCCGATCATGATGCGGGCTCCGTCCAAGGGACCCGGATCCGTTGAGTCACGAGTTCGTATGATGAAAGATCTTTTGTTAAACGGCAGTATACTTGTTTCCGGGATGGCTACCGCTACGGAGAGCATGTTCCGTAAACTTCGGGAGATTCCAAAAAAGCCGGACAAACCCATGAAAACTGCGTCCGGCGAGATCCATACTTTTGATGCTGCCAGCTACCCACCTCTCTATTATGAGCAGCACGCAGGGTGGCTAAAGAAAAATAATTCAGAAAATAATCTTGAAATCATTCCGCTGGCCTCGTAGAACCTTGATCCTATTTTGTTAACAAACTGTGGACGAGCTAGTAATATCTTTGGGCAACAACGAGGTGATGGTTGAAAAACTATCGGGCCTCTCAATCGGAGATTCCCTGACAGGGACAGTCTCGCTTGTGCTTAACAGCATGGATGGAGAGATGGCCAAGTTTGACGTGGCCGACTTCACCCCCGACCCTATCGTGTCGGAAGCCGTGGACACGGGGGTCGCTCCTACAGGTGAGCCGGAAGCCCCACCTGCTCCCTCTGCAGTAACCAACCTTTTCCCGGGAATGTAAAATGGCCCACGAACACATCAATGTAACTCCTGGAGCTTTCGAGTCCCTTAAAACTTTACAAGTTGCGGGGACTAATGCTTTGGCAAAAGTAACTGCTGAACGGGTCGTCGCCGATTTTGTTATCATCCAACCTACGGACGCCAACGGTACACTTGCTTTTTCTGCCAGTGGAGCCGAGTTCCCTGTACCCACCACAGGGCTCACCCTTGAGTCTCGTGAGGGGAAGAACTTTGATTTGGCTACTTTCTACGTGAAGGGGGCATCTACTACTTTCAATATTATCTATCGATCAACAGGAAAGATCCCTTCGTAATGTCTCTTGTACTCAAACAACCACGGGCAGCTTTTGTAAATAAAGTCCTACCTATCGGCCAACGAGCTATCGACCTGGATACCGGCAACGAGTACGCTGGGGATGGTGTTACCACGGGGGGTCTACTGGTTGAATCGGATACAATTTACGCAACTGCTGCGGAGATCGCTGCTACTACATACCCGAAAGGTCAACGGGTTTACGACCTGACTAACAATGTTGTAATTTTTGGGGACGGTACTGTTGGGGGTAGCTCCGGCATTACCAAAATGACTACCGCAGAACGCGAGGCAGTTACGCCGGCAGCGGGAGTTCTTGTGTACGACACCGATTTAGGAACCTACTGGGGCGGAGACGGTTCTACTGCGGGAGGCACTTCGTTGGCTTCCGGAGGAGGTGGGGGCGGGGTTCAGTCCGTCAAAGCTGCTTATGTATCCAATGTTGCCGACCTCGGCTCCCCCGGGAATGCCGACGGGGTTTCAATTTCTGACGGAGACGAAGTTCTCCTTATTGCTCAGACGGACGCTTCAGAGAATGGTATCTACGTAAATAATTCGGGAACTCTCGAACGTCATACAGACTACGACAACGATGCCGATTTCCAGAATAAGTCTGTTTTAGTCTTTATTCGCGAGGGAGACACTCTCGCCGACCAACTCTACCACACTGACGGAGCCTCCGACTTTGAACTCGGCACCGACGACATGGTATGGGAGGACTACCGTGACCTGAGTATTGGCGATGTCGCAGGTCTTCAGACCGCTTTAGACGGAAAGTCGGATACCGGCCACGCTCACGTTGTTGGCGATGTCGCAGGTCTTCAGACCGCTTTAGACGGAAAGTCGGATACCGGCCACGCTCACGTTGTTGGAGACGTTACAGGTCTTCAGACCGCTTTAGACGGAAAGTCGGATACCGGCCACACTCACGACGTTGAAGACCTTACAAACAAACCTTCTTTTGTGGATGTAGATGTGGTTTTCACAACCAACCTCTCCAATCTTGCAAGCCCCCCAACCGGTATCGACGGCGTTACGTTTGTTGAGGGGATGCGGGTGTTCCTGGGCCATCAGTCTGATAAATCCGAAAACGGGTTTTACATCTTTACCAGTGGACAGATGGTCCGCGACACTCGTTTTGATGCGAGTGGGGACTTTCAGGGACGATCTTTTCTCGTTAGTGTAGGGTTAGGTACTTCTGGAGGTGGTAGGCTATACCGCTTCACCTGCGCCCCTACATTTACGCTAGACACCGACAACATATCAGCGGTTCAGTTAATCGACTGGCTCCCGGACATATCAAACATTCAGAAAGGCGTTGCTCGTGCAGCGGACTTAAACGAGATAACCGCTACCGCGTTGCTCTTGTCTAACGACAGCCGGGTGCCCATTCTTTGCATGGCCGCAACGACTGCAAACGTGGATATATCCGCGAATGCCTTAGCCTCCTACGACGGGTACTCACCCGTGGCCCTAGACCTTATTTTGGTCAAGGATCAGACCGACGCTTCGGAGAACGGAGTGTATGTTTGGAACAGCGGACAACCGATGTCCCGCATAGTAGGGTTAAGTAACTCTGCCGGGTGGTCCGGTAAGCGACGTGTAGTTTTTGTGCTTCGGGGCGATAGCCAAACTGGATTCTTTACCGCCGACGAGCCCGCGGGGTTTGTTCTTGGTACCGACGATCTTGATTTTTATCGTGCGACTATTGCACTCGGTACTGCTGCGGCATTGGACGTAGGCACCAGTGCCAACAATGTTGTTCAACTCTCAGGGGACGGGGTACTCCCTGCGTTAAGTGCGGAGAATTTAACAGGTTTTGAGGGGCCCGTATTAACAACGGTCAACGAGACTGTGAGAGGTACTGACCACCCCCACTTAGGGGCTTTCGCTAACCAACCCTTCAAGGCGATTGATAACCTAGACAACTCTGCGTATGTGTGGGTACGTAACGGAGTGATGTGGATTACTACTTCTTCCGGAAACTTTCAGGTTCCCGCAGGGTTGGCCGTTCAGAAGGATGACGGGGAGATGGACATTGAGGTCGTACTTGCAGACGGGTCGCGAGTTTCTGTGGGAAGTTTGGACTCAGACGAGGTTGACGCCTACGGAAATGCTTTTAGGCCAGGGTTTCAGCAACCGAACATAGGTTGTTTTGCAACGGAACAATATATCCAAGGACGAAGTTTTTAATATGAGCACTATATACTTAGAAGTAGGGGCGAGTGAGAGTGGCGACGGTTCTGCCGGAAATCCATTCCATGTTGACGGGCAGACGGCCTTGGACGACATACTCGACGGAAGTTACACAAACGCAAGTGCGGCCCAGTCAGGGGACGTCTACGTTTTCAAGGCCGGCACGTACGCGTCCGGGTTGCGGATCAACGCTGACGGGCACGATGGGTTGACGTTCCGGGGGGAAGGGACCCATGCGGCGTACTTCCCCTTAGTCCAACTTGGGCCCATAGGAGATCTAACCAGCAACATCTTGACGCGTTCCTCAGAGACCACCACGTTCAGTAACCTTAACCTCCAACCTTCGAGTGCTTTCAGAGCTGGCGGAGGGACGTTAGCCATAGTTGACTGTTTGATCGACGCAGCCGTATCAGGGGGTTATGCAACCTTCCAGATGGGGGGATACGCTCCAGGAAGTACCCCCGACGGGTGGCTACCCTCTTCGATTTCTTTCCTTCGGTGCCTCGTAATAAATGGTACCGCCGACCTGTTTCAACGTAGAAATACCAACCACACGTACACCAATGCGAAAGACCTACCGTCCCCCCTTACGATCGATTTTTGTACGTTTATCCTTCGCGACCAAGAACCATTTTCTCAAGGCGCAAGTGGTGCCTCTTTTGCGGCGAACATAAATAACTCAATCTTTTACGGGGAAGACGGGGTTACCTCCGACTCAAATAACTATAACAGCTTTCCCGAATCTGCGAATAACTGGGCGTATCAAACTGGGGGGAGCCGACTCTCCGGCATATCCATCGCCACTACGGACCCTTTGTTTATTGACCCCGCTGTAGATAACTACCGGCTCAGACCGTCGGACGCAGGACCGATAGGATTAGGAGTGTAATATGAGCCTTTGGAAGCTATTCAGAAAACCTTTTGGCATTGCCCTCGGATCAGGTCTTGACGCCGATCTGGGTAAGGTCGACAAGATGGCAATCGACGGAGAGCTGTTTAAGACCTCTGACACGGACCGGGTGTTCATCGCCACGAGTACCGCAGGAGCTTCTGACGCTACGAAAGTAGAGATCGGGACCCTCAAAGGTAACGCCGATGTCGTAGCCTCGTCAACGGCGGTAGACATGACTTTTAATAACAAGATCGTCCCGGTCGACGCTACAGGTGGCAGCAGAGATTTCACCTTTGCAGATGGAGCAATACAAGCCGGTTTCCGGTGTACTTTTGTGGTCAAAAATGCCGCTAACAGTATCGGGTTTCAGCGTTCTGGATCCGTTGCGACGGTGAACGGCATTACAACCCAAGTAAACTTCACAAGTCTTGCTGCAGGCGATCATGTTTTTGTTAGCTGCGGCGTTGACGACGAGATCTTCGTTGCCAACGGAGCCTACGCTCCTTAAAGTAGATGCCAGATATTCCTATAGACCTAAAGGACCTCTATAAGTTGATGGCGGATTTCCGAACGGAGATCACCCGTAAACTTGAAGCTATGGAGGACCGGGAGATTACCCGCGTGAAGGATCTCTATCTACACATAGATAACCAGATAGAAAAGTCGATGACTCGTCTTAAAACGGACCTCGATAAGAAAACGGAGAAGGTACTCTTTGACCAACACGTTGACAACGTAGATCAACGTTTTGATTTTCTCTGGAAGGTTATTTTTACGGTGGGGACGATACTCGGTACGTCGACAGTCGCTTTGGTTTTTGAAGCTTTTCTGAACAAATGAGTCTCCCACTTTCCCCGTTCCTGACCAAGCCGGAGATGTTTCCCGTCTATGAAAGAATCCGAGTTAGACCAATTTATCAAAGCAGTGGAAGAGGAGTACGAACGCACCCTTCAGCTTGCATTAAAAAACAGCAATGAGAGTTGGGAGGTTCGACTTAACACCTCACCAATCATAAACCCATGCCTGAGAAACCCGTAGCTTCGCCAGAGGTACTCGCTGAGCGGGCGTACTGGCAAGAGAAAGAATCCGAACGGCAGTCGTCGGAGATAGGGCACCTCATTGCTGAGAACAAAAGCCAGTCCAAGATGATTTACATAGGCTTCGGTCTCGCTGTGGCAGTAAACTTTATTGCACCCTTTCTTAAAAACCTATGACCAGTTCGTCTTTCCTTAACCGGTGTTCTTCCACCAACGTAGGTGGTAAGTTCCGCGTACTGTTAAAACCCCTGTTCTATCACAGGGCCGGACCCTGCCCACCCCAACATGTCATCGATGACGCAGAGGAAACAGGAGACTACACAGTTCTTCGGCTGGAGTACCCTGGAGTTATTATCGTACCGCCCGGGGTCACATCTGATGGACCTTCTGTCCCACCCTACTGGGTTTTCATCTTGATCGGAAGTATTCTTGCAGGTTTAACCTACACAGCTCTTGGGCCTTTTGCGATTGCCTGGGTCTGGTTGGCTACATGGGTACGGGCAAAGGTGGATCCGGAAAAGTTTCGCTACCCCGGATACCTGCACGATTTCCTGTGCACCTGGCTGGCTAACGGACGGGCCGCAGCAGACGGCGACCTTCGGGTTGCCTGTGCCGCAGTAGGGATGGGCTGGTTTTCCTGCTACGCTGTGTACCTTGGAGTTCGATTGGGCACGTTTATTAAATACAAGACTGTGGTTCCGGAAATCGTTCAGAAGCAGGCAGTGAATGTGTTTGCCAAATCCAAGAAGTTGTTGTCTAGTGACTTTCGATTTGACGTACCAACTTCAATCGTTGTGAAAATCTGACCTATGAAACACGTAATCCCTATGATACTCATGGGCTTCTGCTTAACCGGATGCCTATCGACCATAACCACTGTTACCGCCCCAGTTGTAAAGACTCTGGCGGGACAAGTGATCGCGAAGATTGCTCTCCGTAAAGCTGTCGCTCTCGCTGTTGACAAGAAGCCCACTCTTCGGGACGATTTTCGCAGTGCAGCAGACGCTCTTGACACTTTGAATGACTGGTCTGTTGAGGGACTTCGGGAGGCTGTAATAGCTTCCGTTGACTGGGAGAGTCTTGATCCCGCAGACAGGGCAGACCTCCGTGACGTCCTCGATCTTGTATTTCACTTTTATGCTGACGTGAATATCAAAGCCCCGGACACTGAAGAAGGGGACTATCTTAAAATTGTCCGTGCCCTTGCCCAGTCTATGCGAGACGGAACCCTCGTCCCCAGAGTTCCCGCTTCTAAACCCGGAGGCGTTTACCTACTTGACGGAGGGAAGGTTATCATCCGGTGAAACACTTAATACTACTAATTCCCTTTATTCTCACCGCTTGCTCAGTCACGCTTAACGACGGAGGTTATTCCAAACCCCCACCTTTGGCAGAAGCCAAACGTAACGTCGAGAACTACGAGACGGGCTATGTTCGGGAGGGCAAGTTCACCGCCCCCAAGCCTCCGTTTGTCCAACCTGCAAAGATTGTTACCTCGGACGAACTCAGGGCCTATATGAAGGAGAAGTTTCCAAAGGTAGAGACGGGCCCCTTGAAAGATCTGGAGTATGCGATCCCTGACTATGCTTCAGCGTTACGCTTGATCGGGTATATTGCCGACTTTAATTGGTCGATCGGTAATACGTATACCCGTAACGGGAACGACTGTGACGATTTCGCCGACGATTTCCAGAAAGCTTCCCAGAAAGCCTTGTGGTATTACCACCCGAAGGTTGAAGCCCCCATGCTCTGTGCGAAGATCGACGTGAGGTACTTATTCGAATGGGCTGGAATCTTTGACGGATACCACGAACTCAACGCTATCCCATTCATCAACTGGTCCGAGGGTGGGGAAAAGAATGAGTTCGGGATTATTGTTTTGGAACCGCAGGCTACAACCTCAACATGGTGTCTTGCGGATCAGTTCCCAAACCGAGCTTGGGTGTACCGAGCAGATTTCCACTGATGCCCAAGCGGGTTCCATCCCCCGCCGAAGTTCTTATCCGGTCACACCACACCCACCTCTCTACGAAGTGGGACAGGGGTAAGGTTGCCCATTTCTGCCAACAGTTGAACATAACTTTGGAGGAACTGGCAGCGTATGTTAACGAGGACACAGGTCGGATGTTCCAACACTATGAGAAGAACAAGTTCCCCGGACCTGTGTGCCTATTGCTTGACTTGTTCGAGAACCAGTACATACATAGGAGGAACAATCTCCCATTGAGACCCATCCCTACTCCAGTACAATGATTGACTACAAAGTTCTAAAAAAGTACGGCAGCGACGACGTTGCCCTTACAGCGTTCTTTCGGGAGGGAGACCATGATGAGAGCCCTGAACTGAAGAAAGTCTTCGAGGATACTGTAGTTAAACGGCTGGAGTCTGAGAAGGCGGCCGGTCTGTCCCTTGAGGAACTGGACGAAGGGAAGGATAGTTTAACAAAAAAGGAGCGGGACGAGGCGTGGGCCGAGTATATTAAAATCCACGGGGGTAAGAAGAAAGCTTTCATTAAACGGCTCAAGTCCAGACTGGAAGAGGGCCGGATCAAGTCCTTTCAGAACTATCGGTTTTATTACGCCGCTGATCTCGCATGGGATGGTCAGCCTGCTTTGGAGGAGAAAATCCCACTCACCCTCTACGCTCAGGGGAAGCTGAGTGCAGAACAGTGTGTTAAGGATATCAAAGCTGCAAACAAATCCACTGAGTACGTGGTTAAGGATGGTGAAGGTAAGGAGCATATATCTCTTGGCAGGTTAACAGACGTGGCGATCAATGTGGTACGCCCCCTGATCACCAGGAGAGTTGCGGCACAGGCTTCGAAGTACCTTCCACTCTATCCGTTTTTCAAATACGAGTCCCGCTCAAAAACAGAGAAAGGTAACCTGATCAGTGCAGCCCTGTCCCAAAAGGTGGAGATCATATCTGACCAGTTTGGTTACCGGCAGGAGTTCTTACAGGTCTTGCGTAGGGCCTATCTCCATACCTCTGTGGTTTCTTTTGTGGAGTCCCCTTGGCAGGTTGACCACCAGATCCGCATGCGTGGAGACAAGGAAGAATCCTACATCACACGGGAGGGGGTCAACTTTGTCCACCCCCATATTACACGGGTGTTCCACGACCCTGCTTACCCACTGGCTTCCCTGAACCACGACACAGGACTGGAGTATATTGGGTTCTGGGATGTGTGGAAGAAGAAAGATTTCAACAACCCCCAGTATTTTAACAAGGACAAGATCAACCAGCTAGGGGACAAGACTTACCAGACTATCACAAAAGCCAAGACCTTTTTTGACCTATACTACCCCTCGATTAGTATGAATCGACAGGTGGATGTGGCAACCCAAGTTGCTCAGGGGAACGACAGGAAAGAGCTTCAGGGCCTGCTGTCCTCCTGCAAAGACGACCAAGCTGTAATCGTCTCGATCTACTTTGAGAAACTCATACCTAAAGATTGGGGTATTGGATCCTACCCACACCCGGTATGGGTTCGGTTGCTGGTCGCCAATGATGATACTGTGGTCCATGCTGAGATCCTACCTTCCCGCCCCGGATGCGTACTGGAGTACAACAGGGATGACAGCCGGGAACGTGCGTCCTCGATGGCTCACGAGATTATGCCTTACCAAGACCAGGCAGACAATCTGTTTTCCCAGTTAAACTACCTGATGCGGCTGGAGTCCATGTTGATTGTTGCTTTGGAGACTTCCCGTATCGGGGGAGAAGAAGCCAAGACGATTGAAGATTGGGTGAAGAACGGGAGGTACCACAGTGAAGCCATCCTGGTAAAATATAAAGAGGCAGTGGAAGAAGAACTCCACGGCACAACTCCGGGGGATAGGCGTAAGCCCCTGTTTGAATTTTTAACATCCGACCTGCGATCACAGATCGTGACCACCATTGAGGGGATCACCAAGGTCCTTGAGTTGCTTGAACGGAACCAGATGATGTCCCGCAACGAGCTTGCCCAGTTCAACCAGCGGGAGACTTCTGCCAATGAGGTCATGGCGGTAGCGACTACCACCAACGCTATCCACGGTTTCTTATCACACGGGCCGGACGAGTATCGTGCTGCCCAGAAGGAGATCATTTATGAAAGCCTTGTTGCCAAAGGGCAGGGGGCTGTGGACGTACCTGTTGTAGACTCTTTCCAGGACAAGGTCATTGAAGAGGCAGGGTTCAAGGTTGCAAGCGAGGCACAGGATGTCTCCATCGATGGACAGCTCCACCAGGGGAAGTTCATTACCGGCTCCCCCGTTGCCCTGGTACACGACCACGTATTCAACTCCCGTGACGGCACAGAGCGTACAGTCTCTAAGGAGGTAGCCAGCTCTATCCTTCAGTTCCTTGGTGCGATTGCCGGGAACGATACCTTCCTCGGTATGATCGGTCCTGAGCAGATGGGTAAACTCATGGCCGAAGTGTTCCGCCTGCTTGGAACCACATTGAATTTGAAGATTGATCCTGAAGGCGGTGGGTTTGTCCCTCCACAACAGGTACTTGACCAGCTGGTACAACAGGTCCAGCAGAACAGCCAACTACTTCAACAACTTCAAGGGGCGATCGGTGCCGCGGTAGCAGAAGCAAAAGAGCTACCCCCGTCCGACACCCCACCTGACGGGGCAGCTCTAGCCCCAGCCTAAAACACACACAACCTATGATAACCTATGTCCGGAGATAATACACCACCCGATCCCGTAACCGCATCCTTCCTAAGTTCCCCGATCGACGTCTCGGCGGACTCCCGCCCAGAGCCGCCCAAAAGGGATCTTTACGCGGCAGACGACGTCCCCTCCTTGCTTCGAAACTTGAAAGAAAGTAAAGAGGAAGAGGATGGAGAGGAAGAGGAAGGAGAAGGTACACCTGACCCTAGCTCAGAGGGAGGTACACCTGACCCTAGCCCAGAGGAAGGTACACCTGACCCTAGCCCAGAGGAAGGTACGCCCGATCTGAAAGACAAGTTCAAAGATGAGGACTTCTCTCCTGTCCACGACACCGCCCCAGAACCTGAACCCTTGTTTGAGCAGGAGGAAGAAGAGTTCCTTGCTGCTCAGCCTGAAGAGGAGAAGGAGCTTGTTGAGACCTTGCGCTGGGCAGAGAGGGCAGGGAAAGCTGACGGTAAGTCAACTGCCTACGTAGACTTTCTTAAAAAACACCAGCAGTTCCTGAAGTCGGAAGACGTTGAGGTTGGTTCATACGAGCACGAGGAGTGGCTCAAAGAGAACCGTCCTGACCTTGACCCCCATCAAGTTAAACAGTGGGAGCGGGGCTACCTGAAGCACCAGATCCAGGAAGAGATGCGGACAGAGACCCGTGAGCAGCAGCATAAGCTTCGTGAGCTTGAGGTACGTCCCGAGCTTGAAGCTCAACGTGCCCGCATTACAGATACCCTGGTCAGCCAGCTACCTAAAGAGGTATTGGAGGGGCTTGAGAAATACGGGCCGGAGGACCAACAGAAACTCATGGAAGAACTTCCGGTTGAGACTTCTGTATCCAACCAAGCCTACACGGAGACCCGAGACCAGGTTATGGCCTACCTCAACGTAACCCGTGGGCTCGAAACCTACGACCCTGAGAACCCCTCACACTCCGCAGCCGCCGCAAAGGTTGTAGAGTTTGGGAAGCAGATGGAAGCCCGTCCGGATAAAGAAGCTTTGGTGCAGGACGGGAAGCAGTTTGTTCCCCGTGAGAAGTTTGTTTCCATGTCCGCAGAGGAACGGGAGTCACATTGGACTTTTACTCCTGAACACATACTCAGTTTATTTGCTGAGGATATGCGGTTGAGAATTAACGTCGGGATCGAAGAAGGTAGAAAAAATCTATTGGCAGAAGAGGATAGAATCCTTGCCAAATACGGGCTCTCCCGACCTTCGGGGCAGAACGAGGGGACGAATGTATCTCAAAACCCTCCGACACAGGAACCACCACCTCGCCCTGTTAAGACCCGCCCATCCCCCACGCCGTCTGAGGGTACGCCCCCTAACACAGCAGGTGATTCGTCTTTTTTTAGTAAACCTATTGCAGTAGAATCGACGCTCAAAATACCGAACCGTTCGAGATTGTAGAAGGTTAACACTTTTTATTTGCACATTCTCTGGGTGTTAACCTATCGTTATTGGCGAATCAAAAAGCAACTATGCCTGATATTCTAAGCCAAATCGGACCCCGGATTATGGACGTCAGTTCCTCTTCCGACGGGTCGTTGACGAAAGTTGACATCCAGGGAATGACCCCCTCGGAGATTGAGAATCTTAAAGATACAGCAATCGACGAGGCATTCCTTTACCGCCAAACTACCCTTGCGGGTATCAGTGGTGTACGCTCCCATGGACTGTGGGACCTCATGATGTCCCGCATCAAAAACGTAGGTAATGAGATTACTCCACAATCTGTTGGGGAGAACAAATCATATTTCCTGCCATTCATCCTCCGTGAACAGGAAGACTATATCAATGTCAACTCGTTCATTCTTGAGGCTGGTGGTGCTAACCCTAATGCTGGTGAAATGGTCGGTGGTGTCTACCACCGCACAGATACCTGGCGACTTACGGTTACTACCCCCTCTTATGGAGTCAGTGAACTGGCACTCACCTCGCCTGTTAAGAATCCCCAACGCTACTTCCTTCCAGGTTCTGACATTTACGTCCTGACCAAGAATGGTAATGCTGGTCAGACTCTCACATTCCGTGTGGTCGACTCTGAGTTCGGGGGTACTTCTGGTAACACAAACAACGATTCCGCTTATGTTATTGTTGAGCCGAAATTTACTGAAGGCTACCTGACTGGCGATGACCTCGCAGCTTATCAACCTACCAATGGTCTGGTACAGCTCGGAGTGAACAGTGTCTCGGACTTTGAGTCCTGGTCATACAATCACCCGTCCGAGCTATCCCGCAGGATGCTTGCCTTCTGGCCACAAACCTCCCGGTTTACCCGCCAGTGGGACGATGCGTATGAGGACTACCTCGGTCAGATTATGTCTGGCAAGGTCAACCCTTACCTCCAGCGTTTCCGTGAACTTCCTCTGGCAGAACAGAACCGTCAACAATACGCTCGCTATCAGCATAACATGTTGAACAGTTTCTTCTACGGGGAAGCGATCAATGAGAACCAAACCGTTGAGGGTTACCGCAACTTGCCGAAGGTCAACGACCCTCGTGGAGTCGGTTCCTTCCTTGAGTACAAGTGTGATGCCCTCGGCCTCCGCACCCAACTCAATGCAACGGGACGGGTTATTGACCAGAACTCTCAGGCGTTGAACCTCAACACCCTTGAGGAACAGGTGTATATCCTTAAACGTCACCGTGAAGTCAACGGTGGTTCTGTGGACGACATCGATGTATTGACCGATAAGTCTACTGCGAACCGCATCAAGACTCTCATGGCTGGGTATTACCAGCAACGCTACGGCATCGCTTGGCAGCGTGAGCTGCAAAGTGGTAAGGTTTCCTACAATGATCTCACTGTTTGGAACTATAACACCTACGAGTTGGATGAAGCTCAAGTCCGTTTGAACGTCATTACTGAACCGTTCTTCGCTGACCACAAAGCTCAGTTCTCTCAAGCCGCCAGCGTGCCTGGAGCTTCCGGCCTCTCTAACCGTGGTAACTGCCTCTGGTTCATTGACTGGTCTGATGTCCAGTTCGGTGTGACAAAGGTCGGTTCCCGTACCAGCACTACCCCACATCTTGAAACCGATCCGGATTACAAGCATGTGATTGCTGCGAACACCACCAAGACTGAGATGGAGTCTGTGTCCTGGACACCGATGATCAATGATCCACGTAAGTCCCTCGTATGGGAGAACTTCTCTGACGAAGTACCTTCTTATACCTGGCAGGATGCTGCTCCAACCAGCTAATTGAAACTTCCAATCCCACCCACCAACCGAAGGGGGTAGGTTAACTCCTGCCCCCTTCCTATTTACCATGAATCTAAATACTAAACGTTTCAAAATCCCAAAAGCTACGGTGACGGGGGCAGCTACAGCAACTGTGGCCACCTTCCCAGTACCGTACGGGCAGTCTGCCCGCATCAAAACATGCCTTCGGGGTGCAGCCGCTGACAAAAGTTTCTACGGAGAAACGATCTCAGTTGTACGTAACGGTCCGGGAGCTGTTGCTTTTGCGGCATCTACTGCCCCTGACAGTGGGGGCACTGGGTACACTACTGATACCGGAGTAGCAACTACTGTTGTCAGCCAAGACGGGTCTGCTTCTGACGGGACTGGACTTACCGTGGACTTTACTGCAGTTGACGGGGCGATCACCGCTCTTACTGTTAACGCGGCCGGTGATCGCTATAAACCCGGAGATGTTATTACTGTTACCGGAGGCGGGGCAAATGCCACGTACACACTCCTACCTTCTGACGTCGTTACGATTGCCATTGTAGGCAACACAGAGGACGTCAAACTGGACGACGTAGCCGCAGGTACACCCGCGATTGTTGTTGCAGCCCCTGCCACGACTACGGACAAGAGTGTTCGGTTCCGAGCCACAGCAGCTACTGCCGATACTGTTGTAGAAGGCTACTTCGACGTGGACTACTTCGCCAACGAACCGGTATAATTTACCCCTAAACCTTCACTAAAAGGTCAGCCTTCGGGCTGGCCTTTTTTATTGACTGCATTGTTAAACTACCGTTTCCTGTATGCACCTATGAAATATTACATTACGACCAACGCTACCACCCCTGTTGAAACCCCAAGTGCTACTATCCGCTTTACACCGGCGGACAGGGTAGGTGGTATCCTTCGGGGAGTCCACGCCACCGATAATGTTAAACAACAGCTTGAGCTTGCAGACGTAGCCGAGCAGTATGGTGTCCGGGAGATCAGTGTGGATCGCTACAACCAGCTTATTTCCAAACGGGAGTTGATCCAGGCTTCTGTATCCTACGACCCAGCCCGAACCCAAGCCCCTCTTGCCGGGTCTGTTGCTACTAAGGCGGTAGGGGTGAAGGAACTCCCCATTGCTGAAGAGGCAGACACACCCCTGGCAGTAGCGGACGCTGAGCAGCATGAACAGGACTTGGAAGATCTTTCTGCTACCGAAGAGGTTAAAGAACCCAAACCGGACCCGGATGAAGAGGTCGAAGAGATCCCTGAGTACGTCCGTACCCATGCAGACCTCGTGCCTTTCTTACCTGAAGGGATTACTGAGGATGACATTAAACTTTACGCCCGCCGAAAGAACTCACCGAAGAAGAATGTTCGTGGACACAGTATTCAGGATTGGAAGATATTCCTTGAAGGACAGGTGGACGAGCAGGAAGCGGTTGAGTCTGAGGAGGCAAAACTCTCAGACACTGGCCTGTAATGCTTTTCTCTGCCTTCAAAGATCTTGTTCTCAAGTCGTACCCCGATAAGGTACCCTCTGACACTCTGTTCGAAGACGCAATAGCGGCCTTTGTTCAGTCAGAGCTGTCCCGTTTGGGGGGAGATATGACACGGTTTAAGACCTATCGAGGCTCTTACCGCAGCCTACGGATGACGGTCACAGGGTACACCTACGGTAAAGATCTGGCCAGCCTAAAAGCAGCTGCCTACCTTCGCCTCCGGGGGACTTCTGACAACTTGGACCGGCTCTTGGTAGAGGCGGGGTCTAAGTACGTGGCGTACCAAACGCGGGCGGAAGTTGATCGGGATGATAAACTCGCAACGACTCTTGGGGCTTTGTACCAAGCAGCCCGACTTAAAGCTGTGGGGCACACCTATACGGGTACGCCTTCTGAATTTAATGCAGCGGTGCGAGCGTTCCTGCCAGTAGATAACAGCCGGAGAAACTTCAGTGAGCCTGGTGGGTTGTTGGATGCTTTGGTTGAGACTTTCCTTGCCGAGCACGACACGCTAACTGCCCAAGTTGACCAGCTGATTCTCTCAGGGCAGGAAGACCTTGAGCAATCCAAGGCGTGGTATGACCAGAAGCTACAGGAACTTCTCCACGAGATCCACGTAATGATCCCAGAGTACACGCCTGTATCTTTCAAGATGTATGACTTTACCAGGGTGCAGGATGAAGGGGAAGCTTCCGCCCCGACGTCGGGGAACGCAATCCCGGGGCCTGTTGAGCGAGTGAGGCTCAGGTGGTCGGTCACCAACTCGGATGGAAACATTGACCGGGAAGAGTCAGGAGTTAATGTGCTCCCCTGGTCTCACAGAGAACTTATCACTCGCTACTACGATACCCGCAACGAAGAACCCAAGATCGCCTTCGATGGGGATGGTGGGTTTGTTATCTATCCCAAGATTGTGTCCGGCTTCCCTGTGTGGGCATCTGGGACTGAGTACACAGATGGGGATCTTGTTGAGTTCGAAGGTACGTACTATAAAGCAGTCAGTTCCGGTACTTCAAATGGCCCATCTCCCGCTCAGGACATCAGTGTTCTGTGGGAGTACATAGACCAGACCCGGCCTGTTGAGTTATGGATCTGGTATCGGGTTACAAGTATCCCGAACGACGCACAGGAAGTTAAGTACACAGAACTCCTTGCCCAGACAATAGGGGCAGGTATCCGGTACCATTCCCTGATGAAGGTCGGCGGTAGGGATCGTGAAGCCGCCCTCGCTTTAGAGCAGCATCGTCGGTTGAGGCGTCTTGCTTTTGTTGAACTTCAGAACCGTCTGGAAGATGGGGACAAGCTTGACCCTCTCTGTGGGTTGACAAATAAAACCAACACAATTAAATCAATTCCAACAATTATCAATTCTCAACACCTCTTGTGGGACACCCAAGACGAGCTATGGGAACAACTTCAAATCAACTGGGCGTAACATGTCAGCATTAACAGGAAAGAATATCACCGCTACCTATAAAGACCTCCTCCACGTCCCTAACGGGAATGCTGGAGTAGATGCAACCATGAGGTCTGTATTTGATGGGGAGGGTACATCGTCTGCCCTCCAGGTTAGCACTACGGGAGTGAAGAGTGGGGGGACTTTGGAAGTCGCCACCCTCCCTACGTCAGACCCAAGCAATGCAGGTCAGTTGTGGAAGAGTGGGGGCTTTATTATGGAGGGTAATACTCCAGCGGCTCTCGATACTTTGACTGATGTAACTATCACTACACCAGCGCCAGGACAGTTTCTAAAGTGGAACGGGTCAGCGTTTGCTAACTTTACCCCCACCCTCCAGGACCTATCGAATGTAGCGTCGGGGACCCCCAACAACTTAGATATTCTCCGGTACAATGCAAGCTCGGGGGAATATGAGCCTATCTCTCGCGAAGTTCTCCTCAACCTGACAGATATTTTCAACGTCCACGCACCCACCCCTACCGACGGACACCTGTTGAAATGGGTGGCTGGTAACAGTCGGTGGGAGAGTGCGGCAAACTTGTTAAGCCAGGCAGACGACACCAATTTTGGCCCTACTACCGACCTGGACAGGCTGGTATATGATGGCTCTGAGGGTAAGTGGAAGAACATGTCCAGGTACGCCTATGATAGTGGGTGGATTACTGAGCTTGCTACTGGAGGCTCCCCTGTTACTTTAGCAGCTAACGCTATAGGTTACGAGACCCTCAGTTTAGATCAGGCCACGTATTTCCCTTTTGAAGTTGTTATCTGGGGGAGATCATCTTCTATTCCCGAGGACGTTTACAGAATAGTAAGTGCTGTAGCTCAAGGAAGTGTAACAAATACAGTAGGCGCCCATGTGAGGTATGAAACAGATACCAGAAATTTATTTCTATTCCTTCAAGATCTTGCAGTTTATCATGAAGCCTCTTCAGGATTAGCAAACTCACTTGCCTGGGGGTATATTGATGAGATCCGCATAACAATCCCCCGTTAATGGAACCTCCAACAACTCAACTCCCTACGAAACCACCACCGCCTCCGCCAACGGAGGCAGATAAACCTTACTGACCATGGCAGTCCCAAACCCAGACGAAGACTTATCCCCAGATTTAAACCCCTCCCTCGTCAAACGGGTGGGGTACGGAGGCCCCTTGTCCCCCACAACCCACGACCAGAACATCGCGTCCCTTGAAGCAAAAGTAGCAGAGCTTGTTTCCTTTGTTAACAAACTGAAAAGCGGTGTTAACATCGAGGCCAACGCAATCGACACAGACCATCTGACAGATGGGAAGATTACTACTGCTAAGCTGGTAGACCAATCGGTCACGGGGGCAAAGATAGCAGATGATACAGTTACAGGGACCCAGCTTTCCAATGTTGCAGATGTGGCTGGTACGTACCCAGGAGAACAGACACGCTTCACGGTAGATGAACAAGGTCGTGTATCTGGTATAGAATTACCTGGCAGTGTTGTAAAGGAAGACGGGTTGTTTGACTCGGTGGCAGCCTATACTGCCGACGCTGCGGCAGGTTTAACTTGGCACCCCATTGATACTAGTGCTTTTCCTACATACTCGTTAGGGGCCAACAACCCCCTCCACGATACTTTTCAAAGTTTGTTTGGGCACTACTCGGCGGTTCGGCTCCCCTCCCCTACAGGGCACTATTGGGGAGCTACGGGGTTTGAAGGCGGGGCGCCTGTTGAAGATTGGGGAAACGCTCAGTACTTTAAGAATGGCTCCGGTGGTTCTGGTACAGGCTATACACACCCTGTACGGGTTCAGTTCGGCCCCTACGTGCCGGATACTGCAAAAGCCGTCCTTATGGGTTGGAACATTAACGAAGCCGTTTTTTCCTACTGCCTGGAGGAGGATTTTCTTACTTTTGGGGGTACAGTAGCTATTGGTAGGACTATCCATCTCGCGACAGGTAATGCTTCAGGTATCAATGTTTTTCCTTTAGAGCGACCTTTAGTCCCTTTTATATCTGATGAATGGCAGGGTAATTTGCAGTCAGCAGTCGGGGATAGCTGGGTAAACGAGTGGCCCACCCGCGTATACCAAGTGAAGACAGGGGAGTCGCTTTCCTATCAAGAGATCAGGCATCAGTACAGGATCAACGGGGCCGCAAAAACCACCGACCCAGAGGAGGGGTTGGGGGACTATTCCTGGACAGACTTCTGTCCCGCAAAACCTTACGTCTCCTTCCGTATAACTAGTAGTGAGGGTGATAATAATACTTTTGGAATTGGTTATGTTGACCTGTATGGGTACTGGGCGTAATGATAACTACCCTTCCAGCTTCAAAGGGGGGAGATCTTGTCACCTCTCTACCGCAAGACCAAGTGGGGTTAGCCAACTGGGTTGGTAGGCTCAACTGGAGGCATGAGGATGGGCAGGAGGTCACCCGTGAAGGGGACGTTATCTTCAACAGGGCAGACCCTATTGATTTACGGGAGCCGATAACCGGTGTGTTCCATGCGAGACACCCGAACGGGACCCCCGTTATTTTTCTATGTACCCCTTCTGCGATATACCGATTCCTTGGCAGTTTGGAGTTGGGGCGTTCCGCAGAGGTGGAAGACTTTGGTGTTTACGGGAGGTCGAAGTACGGGCCACGCTCTGAATATTATCCTATCTATGGAGAGTGGGCAGATGTTTACCTGACTGCAAATACCACAGAGGATGACACCATCACACTTCGGGCAGCGGGGGACTTACCAACCCGAACAGCCTCATCGACAGCTCAGCTGAAGATCTATCATTTGCAAGGCCCAGGGAGCGTAGACTATGATAAGGCTCCCCGGTATAAAGTGGGGTTGAGTGTCCACCAGTACAGTAAAGGGCTGGGCAGGTCTGTTGGGGTTGTTAGCCTCACCCACGCAGCCCCCCGGTCAACTTTAACAGGTGGCAATCTCACACTGGATCTTTCTTTTGCCGGGAGGTCGGATACAGATATTTACACTGAACTTGGGACGGAGGACTGGGCAGTGACTACCCTTGCCACCTCCACTACTTCAGAACTCCACCTACCAGGGGACTGGGCAGAGTTTGTTAACCGCCGGGTCGATGTGCGGATTGGGAACAGTAATCTCTCCAACGCAGTGGTAGAGAGCTATGACGTGACCAACAATCGCACCCCTGTTGTCGGAGGCACTTGGTCCTCTCCCCTTACAGCTCCGGACACCCAGACTGCCCAAGTATCCAAGATTAGATTCCACCTCACAACCGTCCCTTTCCAGACGGAACCGAATGACCTGAGCGAGTTGGTAGCCCTGTTCCCTGACGCCACTGACCTTGGGGGTGGGTGGTACGAGGACCCGGACTTTGGAGTTGTGTACCTAACCTACTTCGTAGACGATCGCAACAGAGGAGGTTATCTATGGACAGACGGGGTTTTCTTACGGGTGTATGGTGCCCCCGCAGACGGAGCCCTTGGGTTTTATGAGGACAGTCTGGGTGTTTGGTTTGTCTCTTACCGGGGAGATAATGAGGTGACCGGCGCGACTGTCTCTTTCAAAGGCCACATCGCCCGAACCGCTTCCGACACAGGGGACTGGTACTGGTTCACCGGTACAGCTTCCGAGATCGTAGCCGGTACAGAGACACGACTCCCTAGTGGGATCCTTGTCGGAGCGGACGCAGTGTATTCTGCGGAACGCATGGTCCATAGTATCACAGGGAGCGGCCCGTACGCCTTGAAGCTATGGGGTGACTGGACATTTGCTTTACAGAACCCAAATAGTACGACGGTTCAGATAAGTCTCCTTACCTCTAAGCAAACGATCGTTGTTGTGGATGCGGAGGTGGTAGGGGCCAGTCACGCAGAACCTTTAGAAGAGTTTGGTTGGGTGACGGAATTTAATTTTAACACTGCCGATATTGTTTCAGGGATTGGTGATATAGCTGACGTGGACGAGAACTCCGTCGTTTCTTCTGTGGAAAAACTTAACGGGGATAGTTCTGGGTTTGTTGCGGATACAGGGCTGCCTGTTTATGAGACACGCCATAACTTCACGTATGCCCGAATCAACCCGTCGGAAGATCCTTCCAACCCGAGCGGGGGACAGTATTTGTTTGGGGTTGGCTGGGACCCGGACCGAACCCCTTTACGTTGGCAGATGGTAGACATCGACGGGTACGCAGTTTTCAACAACGGGTACGACCTTCCGTTTGTCTATGACCTTTCAGATACCAGCAACTACCGAGGCCACTTAATCTATGAGCTGCGGGAGAATGGCTATGCCTTCTGTGACACAATGTCTGTACTTGGAGGGGTGTTAACCTTCCACGATGTAGCGGAGTTGATTGACACGCAGGCCCAACTGCTTCGGGGGAACTCAACCTACCACCGAAGCAAACCGTTAGGGTATAATCTAACAGACGGGCATGGGGCCTACGGGCCTGTCCGTAATGACGCTGACCCCAGTGCGTATGCCCGGATCCGCTTTCAGATAATCGGGTCTCCTTTCAACCAGCCGGAGCGATGGGGTGCTGCGGTATCGGCCACTTTTACTAGCGGCGACGCCACCATTACTACACCCTACCGGATGCTATCCTGGGAAGTAAACACTTCCAAGAACCTGAAGGTTGTGGGAGCAGGGGACCCAACAACCCAAGCTCCCGCGTATGCAAATGGTAACGGGTACGAGGTAGGGGATCCGGTCATACATCCTGTTGGCGGGGAAGAGGAAGCCAG